GTATAACTGCCACACATTAGGGAACTAATCCAATTCCTTCCGTTCCCGATCAGTTCCTTGCCATTCCTTTGACATTCCAAGGAAGTCGTGAGGAAATCCCGTCATGAAGCTGCGCTGATCGAAGAATGTGCCAAGGTGCATTCCGTTTCCGTTCGGGCGGTTCGTAATTGGCGCAACCTAGACGATCCAAGATGGCGCGATTTTTTACGTTCTCGTGCTCAGGATTCCCAGTTTTCCTTTGCACGTCCGGAAGCAAATGCAAAGCCGATGACCCCGGAAGAGACCGAGCAGGCCGCTGCCGTACGCCATGCCCGTCTCTCTGTGCTTTGTGATCAAGCAGAAGCCAGGGGCGATATGAATTCCCTACCGACACTGCTCAAGGCTTCCATCGAAGCGCACAAACTCTGGACCCTTGTCTCTGAAAACAATCTGAAACTGGCCACTGCTTCCGGAAAGCTCGTCGAAGTCTCCAAAGTTTCCGAATTCATCCTTGGTAACATGGCCATGGCCAAGCAACTCATGGAAAATCTCCCCGACGTGCTGGTTTCCAGGATCGAATCCTCCGTCGATGTCTCCGGCATCGTCAGGGAAGAGGTCGTTGCCATCCTCCGCGAGCTGGCCGCTGCGTCCGCCTCGACCCCGTGGAACCAAAAGGAACCGGCCACCGATGTCACCGGCACTCCAGCGGCTTGAATCCGATCTTGCTTCCATGTGGGAGCCAAGGGAACGCCCCGACCCGCTGACATGGGCGGAACGGGAAATCGTCATCGACCCTCGATTCTCCCCTCGGCCAGGTCGGTTTAATTGCGATTTCACCCCCTACCTCCGCCAGATGCACCTCTGGTTTGGAGACCGATCCATCCGCCAGATCACCTTTGTAAAAAGCGCCCAGATCGGCGGCACCACCCTCCTTGCTAATCTCATTCAGTACGCCGTCGCCGAAGATCCGGGTCCCATTCTCTATGTCACCTCGACGGCGGAGAATGCAAAATCATGGTCCGAGCGGGAGCTGATTCCCCGCGTGCGTTCCTGCACCGCGCTGCGCCGTCACCTTCCCGACGATCCCGATCTTTTCAAGAAAACGGAAATGCAGTTCAAAAGCTGCACCGTCAAGCTCGTCGGATCGAATTCCGAGGCCAACCTCGCCTCCCGCCCCACCCGTTACCTTTTCTGTGATGAGGTGGACAAATGGCCCGACGCCTCCGCCACCGAGGCCCCCTCCCTCGAGCTGGCGATGGCCCGAACCAACTTCTACAGATCCATCTGCAAGCGCGTCCTGGTATCCACCCCCACCGTGGCGACCGGCGCGATCTACAGCCAGTTCACCGCTGGAAGCCAACACCGCTACCATGTGGAATGCCCCGACTGCGGCAAATGGCAGCACCTCCGTTTCGAGCAGGTCAAATGGTCCGATGAGCTACGCGGTAATGATGGGACATGGGATCTCGACGCAGTTTCAGATTCTGCCGTCTACCAGTGCGAGGAATGCGGATCCCTCTGGCCGCAAGAACTTCAGCGCCGACTCGTCGCCGGTGGCCGTTGGATCCAAGGGAACCTCGCCGCGCCACGCGACCATATTTCCTGTCATTTGAATGCCATGTATTCCCCCCAGTCCTCCTGGGGAGAATTGGCAAAGCTATTCCTCCAAAAACGCGACAGCCCCGGCGGCCTGCACGATTTCTACAACACCTACCTCGGATTACCTTGGGAAGACCGCGCCACCACCATTAAGGACGACAGCCTCCTCGATCTCCGCAGCGGCTACCGCCAGCGCCAGATACCGCCCGCCGCCGTGATCGATGGACAGTCTCCCATCCTGACACTATGCGCCGATCCGGGAGGGACGCGCACCCACTGGACAGTCGAGGCCCGCATCGCGACCGGCGAGAGTTGGGTCATCGATTGGGGAGAGGTCGCCGAGGTCGATGAGTTGGTCAGTCAGGATTTTCTGAATGCCCGCACCTACCTCATGCCCGACGGCATCACCACGGTGCGACCCATCGCGGGACTCATCGATTCCGGTTTTTTCACCGAGCGCGTCTATTCCGTTTGCGCAAGATCCGATGGCCTCTACTACCCCAGCAAAGGCGGTGCCGCCACGTTCAAGCAATTCAACGCCTCTCCCCTCCCCGGCGTCGGTTCCATCTTGTATAGTTACTCCGACCACGTTTGGAAGATGCACCTCTACATCGACCGTATCCAGAAGAAGCTGCCTCCCCTCCTCCACTTCCCCGAGGACGTCACCCGCGACTTCATTGCCGGTCATAGCGGACAGGTACTCGTCGAAAACCGAAACAACCGCACCACCCCCTACGAGTTCAAGAAACTTGAGAACGACCATTTCGGCGATTGCACGAAGCTCCATTGCGTCGGCTGGGCTATTCTTCGGGAGAAACTCTGACGTTTGACTTTCCGATGCTTGCATGGCCTCCAGCACCAATGCTACCTTCGACCATCAAAAGGTCGCCGGGATCAAATCTTATCTCCGGTACAAGAGCATCGAGGAACTCAAGGCCCTAGCCGATTCCATTTTCGCCGCAGCCACCGAGGAGGTCACCATCACCGGCACCGCAGCCGATGGCGGATCTGCAAATGGCGAGGTGGCATTTCCGAAATGGCTTTATCTCGGCGTCGTCATGGATGTCCGCAAGGAACTCGGCGATTTCCCGACCAATGACAACGGCACCATCGTCAGCCGCCAGCTTGGCACCCGTCCCGATTACAGCCGCACCTGGTCGGTCACCTAGTTTGATTTCCGTTTGATTTTTGACAGATGGCGCTCGTCATGAGCGAATCGAAATCAAAGCGTGGCGGTGCGCGACCCGGAGCTGGTCGCCCGAGCAAAGCAAAACAGCAAAACGACTTTGCCGCCTACGAAGCCAGCTATCGCTACAATCCCCAGCGTATGTGGCTTTACAGCCCGACGCTTGATGCCAAGAAAGAACTGACCGGTGGATCGCGTCAGGAGCTGATCAAGAAAGCCCAATGGCTTTATAACAACTCAGGCCTTGCCGGAGGTGCGGTTGATAAGATCGCCCGCCTCGTCGGCCCCCTCATACCGCAGGCTCGGACGCTGGATGAGAAATGGAACCGCCTCGCCGAGCAGGCATTCAATGATGCCGCGCGGAATGCCGCTTTCGGTGTCGATGTTTCCGGCATGGTAAATTTCGATCAGGCCATCCCCCTCATTGTCCGCCAGATGGCGATTGCCGGTGATGTTTTTTGGCAGCGCAGCACCAGCAAGGCCGGACGTGCCATGTTCCGACTTGTCCCTGGTGAGAACGTCGGATCCCCGGTGGGTAAGGAAGAGGAAGGCTGGATCGATGGGGTCAAGGTGGACCCGAAAACGGGACGCCCCATCCGATTCCGCGTCCTCTCAGCTCCTGCCTCTCAGGATTATACCGACATCAGCGCCGATGACATTGCCCAGGTGCGCCGCGCCTATCGCATCGGATACACCCGCGCACCGAGCTGGCTCGCCCGCGCTGCCAATACCCTTCAGGACATTGCCGAGTATCTGGCCTTTGAGAAGCAGTCGGCCAAGATCGGTGCCTCCATGGCGCTGGTCATCACCTCACCTGAGGCGGGACAGATCGGCCTCGGTTCGTCGTTAGTCAAGGGTCAGTCAGGTTCCAGCCAGCAGCCGATGACCGTCGATGCCTTGTCGAATGGTTCCATCATTCCGCAGCTCAAGCCCGGTGAAAAGGTCGAGAGCATCCTGAACAACCACCCAGCTGGAAACATGAAGGAGTTCCTCGGAACTCTGAAGGAAGAGATCGCAGTTGGCCTCGGCTTTTCCAGCCAGTTCCTATTCGACGCGACCGATGCCGGTGGGGCAAATCAACGCTGGATCTTGGAGGAGGCCGCCTCCGCCATTGATGAGATCCGCGACATCATTATTCAGAGCTTCGCAGCCCCCTTTTGGCGTTTTTGGATTTGGCAGGAGATTCAGGCCGGTCGCCTCCCTATGCCGAATGACGGATCGGATTGGTGGAGGGTCGATTTCACCCCGCCTGCCCGTCTTTCGGTCGATTTTGGTCGCGATGGCCGCCTTATGAGCGACCTCCTCCTCCGTGGTCAAATCTCACCGCAGCGCTATTACGCTTTGCAAGGCCTCGATGCCGACACACAGGACACCGACATCATCCGCTTCGCAGCCCGCCGGAAAAAGCTCGTTCAGGAAATCGCCAAGGAAGAAGGAGTCGACCTCACCACCTCCGAGGTATTCCCTCCTGCCCCTGGTGCCCCGATCCCCCAGCAAGCCGTCGATGGCAGCAAGCAGGGAGAATGATTTGACAGACGGCATTTCGGCAATGGTCAAGCTCTCCCTATTCGCCACAGCGACCGAATCCCGAGTCGATGCCGAGAACGGCGTCCTGCGAGGCGTCCGCGTCATCACCAAGGGCGAAGCCAAGACCCACACCTTCCTCGGTCAGCCCATCATCTGCGATGACCAGACCATCGCCGAGGTCGTGGAAGCCGCAGCCATTTTCCCTGATGGCGTTCCGGTGAAGCTCGCCCACGGCACCGACATCGAGGAGCTGATCGGTTCCATCCGTGACATTGTGAACGACGGCGACTGCGCCCGTGGCGACCTCTATCTGCTCAAGAACCACGACAGCTACGCCACCATCATTGAGATGGCTCAGACCATGCCTAGCAATTTCGGCATCAGCATTTCTTTCATGAACGCCCCCGAGCCGGTCATGAGCACCGACATGGATGATGACGGTGACAATGACGGCATCGTCCCCGGATACCAAGACGACATCGTGGCTTATGCCGCCCGTGTTTGCGAACTCTACGCCGCCGACCTCGTGGCAAATCCCAGTTGCAATCCTTCCCTATTTTCTATGAGCGAGACACCCGCCACCCCTGAAGTCCTTGCCGAGGCTCCCGTCGAGGAAGTCAAAGCTGAGGAGATCGCCCCTGCCGCCGAGGCTCCCGCTGTTGAAGCGCCCGCCGAGGAAGGTAAGGAAGAACTCAACGCCGTCATCGAGAGCGAACCCGCTCCCGAGGTTGCCGCCGAAGTGGTTGCAGAAGTTCCTGCCGAGCCAGTCGCCGAGGAAGTCGCCGAAGAAATCGTTGCCGATGAGATCAAGGAAGAGAATTCCGTCGAGGCGATCCCTGCACCCGAGGAGCTTTCCCGCAAGTTCGACGGGTTCAAGAGCGATTTCGAGGCTACCAAGTCCGAGCTTTCCCGAGTGACCACCGAGCTTTCCGCAGCCCGTGGCGAGCTGGAGATGGCCAAGACCGAACTCAGCAAGCGCGACGCCGAGCTGGTAGACCTCCGCTACCTCCACCGCAGCGTCCTTTCCGTCATGGGACTGGCTCCCTCGATCGAGATCCCCGAGATCAGCGAGGAAGCTCCCAAGATGAGCATCATCGAGCAATACGAGGCCATGCCTGCCGGTGCCGAGCGCCTTTCCTTTTTTCAAGCCAACCGACGCGAGATCGAGCGATCCATCGCCGCGAAGCTGAAATAAACCCAACCCCAACACCCCACTCAAATGGCTAACAGCTATTCCAGCGCCCTGGTCGTCGATACAGCGACCTCCACGGCCATCACCGTCCTCCAGCCGAAGCTCTCTTCGCTGAAGGCCTTCAACACCGACTTCAGCTCGGATGTCGTGGCTTCCGCCGGACTCCGCAAGTTGCAGGTCGCCGTCGTCGGTAACGCCGCCGCCGCAGTGACGAACCCCACCTCCTTCCAGAGCCAGGGTGATTCCGTGACCGCAGCAGCCGTCACCATGAATCACGTTTCGGCCCAGTTCGGCCTTTCCAGCGCACAGCTCAATCAGGGCTTCAAACTCGAGAAGGTCCTCAAGGCCAACCTCGCCGCCCTCGGCAATGCGATCATGGATATCGCCATGACCCCGCTCACCACCGCCAACTACGGTGCCGCTGCTTATACCAGCGCGATCAACACCGCGACCGGCGGCGTCCTCGGCAACGACCTCATCACGAAGGGCCTCCCTGCTCTCTTCGCGGCGATCGCCAACGGCACCGAGCGCAACCTCGTCCTGGATGGCAGCTACTTCAGCTACCTCCAGCCTCAGTCCGGATTCAGCATCCCCGTCACCGGCGGCCCTGCTTACGGGTTCGATAACGTCTACCTCAACACCCGCTTCAACGCCCCCCTCGGCGGCAGCGACGTGAACCTAAACGGTACGACCAAGACCATCCACGGTTTTGCAGCCTCCCCTGAGGCGCTGGCCATGGCCTCGGCCCTGCCTTACGTCGATCCCGCCGTTGCTTCCCTGCTCATGCAGCAGGAGACGGTCGAGATCCCTGGTCTCGATGGCCTCCAGATCCAGCTCTCCATCTGGGGCAGCGCTTCGGATCGCGGACTGTACGGCAGCTTCGACGTGCTCTTTGGGGCAGCCAAGGCTGACGGTTCCGCCCTCAAGTTCATCACCGCCTAATCCTCCTAGGCAATCCGCAAAGCAAGGGGCACCTCGAAAGGGGTGCCCCTTCTTTCATTCACTTGACACCGATACTTTCATCGTGAACCGCACCTCCATCGCCGCCTTTCGCACCCGTGCGGCCAACGAGATCGCCGATACCCTTGGCACCCTCATTCAGCTCGGCACCTGCACCCCATTCTATGCCCATGTCACCGTTCCGCAGCCGACCATGAGCTTGGAGACCGGTGGATTTAATACTGACAAAAGCATCCGTGTGCGCTGGCCAATGACCCGTGCCGCCCGTCCTGCCGTCGGCACTCGCCTCACCTTGGTCACCGAGGGCGTCACCTATCGCGTCGAGACTGCCACCAGTCTTCCGGGATCCCCCCTTTCTGCCGAGGTTCTGGTGTCAGCTATCAGGGAGTGATTTCCACCCTATCTGCTATCTCCCAGCTCTTAGCTCCTATTTCATGAATCCGCTAACGATCGAATCCGCACTTCGGACGGCATTTCAGCCAACCTTTACCGATACCACGATTTATCTAGGTAGCGATTACGAGGAACTCACCCCGGAATCGCTCAACCTCATCATTTCGGCATCCGACGTCGAGCACACCGCTGGCCCCCTCTACAAGGTCACCATCAATGTGAAAATCATGGCCCCTGCCTTGCTCGGTGCCGACAGCCTTTCGGCATTTACCACGGCGATCAACTCCGTCCGATCCTGCCTGGATACTTCTTACCTTTCGACCAACTGGCCATCCGGATCTGCCACTTTTGCCGGGGTCTGGATTCAAAATACAAAGACATCGCAGGAACAGCACACCTGGGTCGCCGAGGTTCAAGCCGTGATCGGAGTCTCGGAGTAATGCCTGGCGTTTGTCTGCCGATCGTCCCCGATCAGGCATCCCTCGATCTGCTGCTCTCGGGACTGCTCGCCCTGCGGCTCGCATGACTATCGCCCGACC